CTATAGTTTGTTTAGTATCTTCTAATAATAAAGGTTTAACTAAACTCATAATTAATGGATTATATTTTTCCTCTAAAGCAGATACTGCGTCTATAGCTTGTTGTTTTTGAGCGGCTTTAGGAGTACCTTTCTCACCTGCCTGCACTCTAATATTTTTTAAAAACCAACCTTTAACTCTATTTTTAGAGCGAGGATTTTTAAGATTTTTAATGTCATTCATTAAATCTGTAAAAGAACCTTCTAAATTATAATTAGATAAAAGCTTTTTAACATCACCAAAATCAGTGGATTTCCAAATATCAGTTGATTCTAATGTTTTAAAGTTATCATCTAATGTTACTTTACGAAGAGTTAAACCAGAGGTATTAATATGGAATTCATATTCTTGATTAGGTTCTAGAGGTTCTATGTTTTTGATCCCCATCCTAGCAAATACTTTTTTAGGTTCTTCTTCAAGTAAAGGAGTTTTAACTAATCCTAAAATTAAACCTTGTCTTTCAGCAGGTAAATCTAGTATACTTTTTTTAAATTCTCCTTCTTCTTCAGATAGAGAAATAATATTATCTATTTGTACAAATTGGTCTTCTAAACCTATTATAGGGAATAATATAGTAATTATCTCACCATGATTTAAAGTACGTTTACCTTTATGTTTATCACTTTTAAAGGGTACTATTAAATTTTGAGATAAAGACTCTAGGTGCTTAACCAAATCTGTTTTTACATCTTTTTTGTCTTTATTAGAAGTAATACTAACCACAAGGTCAATATCACCAAAATCAGATTTACTTGTTGTATTATATGATCCTGAAATTTTAGCTGATGTAAAGCCTGGGAAGTTTTTTAAGACTTTATTAATGTAATATTCAGCTGTTTTTTTTAAGGATTCCCTAGGTATTCTATTTCCGCCTGCTGAGCCTGACATTATTTTTTATATTTTGCTAGTTTAGAGTTATCTGGGAGGTATTTACCTTTTAAATTGAGTTTGTCTTGGTTTTTAATCCAATAATCTTGTAAATCCCAAGGTATATCAGCTTGTGGGCCTGTTCTATCTAAAGTGGTTAGATATATTTTCATTACTTCATCATAATCTGCATCTGAAAGGTTTTGTTTGATATATGATGAAAGGGTTTTATAGTTGTTCAAAATAGATTTATCTATATTGAATCTATATAAATTATTTAGTAAATCAATAGATTCTTGAGGAGTAGTAGCAGCTACTTCCCTAGTATCTTTATCAATGAATCCTTGGGCTGATTTATAGGTGTATCCTTTAGCTGAGAATAGAGCTAGCATGAGTTGCCCTCTATGGAGTCCTTTCACATTAGCCTCAGGGTCATCAACTATATCAGAATTATATCTAAATTTTAACCAATCGATATCACCTGTATCTAGATCTAATTGTACTCTATTATTGAGTTTTTCCCCATTAGGAGTATATTCAGGGTAAGAAAAATGGAGAGTACCGCCACTAGTTGCTTTATCACTAGCGTATATTTCTGAATTAGATGAGTTGATTTTCTCAACTATTAGACGTAATAAAGCTGTGATTTGGACTTGTTCATCAGTAGCAGTTCTGGCTCGTTTTTTAACAGTATTATAAAGGGTTTCAAATTTATCAGGATCTATACCCCAACCAATTATATCAACTTTACCATTAGTAAAGAAGTTATCAGCTGAGTATGCTAAGTCTATGTCTCCTGATTTGGCTTTTTGTCCTGTTGAGCCTAACCAACTATCAGGGTTAGGTAAGTTTGAGAATGTAGATTTTTTATTAGGAAATAATTTACTTAAATCAACTACAAATTTCTCAAGAGTAGGTTTTATATTTTCTAATGAAGCATCATCAGTATCATATTCAGTATCTTTGAATACATTACCACCTTCAATAATAAGGACTTCATGTAATAGATTCACTAAACGTATCATTCTTGGGTTTTCCCATAAATATTAGGGTCTAATTGAATCTCGATAGGAAATTGTTCTTCTACGGGTTGTGGATTAGGATTTTCTAATTTAAATAAATCATGGATATTATTAAATATTTTTAAGTTTTCTTCGAATGATCTAGATGATTCTGATATTTCCCATCCTTTACCTTGGATTTTATCTTTTTTATTACCTCGTTTAGAAGATTTTAACCACAATATACCCATTCTATCAATTTTTTCTTCAAAATTTTCATTCCAAGCTTGGGTATAAGCAGCCAATTGTAATTCTTGGGATGTGTGAAGTGAATTAGATGTTTTAATATCTATAAGCCAAGTTTCACCATTTATATCTAATATTAAGTCACAAGTACCAGCATACATATATTTATCTGAGAATAGGTGGATTTCGCTCTCAATTAGCTTAGGTTTGCATGTAGTCCAAAAATCATGAAATTTAAGAATCATCTTCCAAACATCTAAAGAATAGTTAGAATATCCATGTTCATTTAACCATGAAATTTTTTCTCCTTCAACATATCTTTCAATGGCTTCATGTACTTGAGTACCTTCATCAGCTGCTTTTTGGGCTATGAATTTAGCATTGTGACCTACATCTTTTAACCAATTTTCAAAATATTTATTCTTAGGGAAGAATTGTAGTATGTTGGTTACTGAGGGGTAAAAGTTGCCATTTCGAGTATAGAATCTATTATCTAATATAGTAACTCTTTTTGAAGTAGGGTCCATATCTAAGATACGGGTTACTTTTTTCTTATAGATATTTACATCTTTAGCGATCATATCATTAATTTTTTACTTAACAACCCAGATAATGTTAGGGGTTGCGAATTATGTAGAATGGTAAGAAAGGATTTAAATCCTATCTCTGATGGGTCTTTCCCATCCATTTCTAATAAGTGAACTTCTTTACCTTCGTTCATAAATTTTTCACAAAAGTCTAAAGCATCTTTTTTGGCGTCTCTATCTAAAGCTATATAAATTTGTTCTACTTTAGAAGAAACTATTTTTTTCATTAAATTATTTTGAATGTGTTTACCTAATAAAGGAATAGCATTTCGTTTAATAGCTATAGCATCAAATGGACCTTCACATAGAACTATAGGTGAGTCCCAATTTATAAATAATTCAAAAGGTATAATATCTTTTGATGCTGAGGGGTTTTTGTATTTTCTGTAAGGGTCTTTTAGGAAGCTTCGACCTATAAAGAAATTTAAATTCCCTTCGGCATTATAAGAAGGTATAATAATCATATTAGAGTAATCACCATACTCACAAAATCCGATATTATATTTAATAATGTCTTCAGTTGTAATATTTCTATTACTTAAATAAGTTAATGCGTGTTTAGCCATTATCCCCGCGGGAATAGGATATAAAGGTATAAATTCATCAGGTAATTTAATAGAATTTATAGTGATAGGATTTTCAACTTCATATCCTTTTTTGATATATGATTTAGCTTCAGCTATTTTTTCAGGTGAAGCTTCTGCTTTTTTAAGTAATGTAAAAATGGATTTACCTCTATTATTGCACACCCAACAATGCCATGGATTATCTCCTTTCTTATTCTCAGTAAAGTTAACTTCTAATTTAGGTTTATGGTGGTTACAAAAAGGACAATGGTAGGCATAATTACCATTTGATGTTTTTTTACCAGATCCTAAGACAGAATCAACTAGTGTAACTAGAATATGATTTATCATCCAAATAAAGATATAAAATTATATTTGGGAATCAAAATCTTTTCTATAAAATTTTCCTAAAATATTATCATTAAAATAATCAACAGGTGACTCTAATACACCTAACATAAAAAGATATTTAGTCTCATAATAAGTTAAGAGTTTTTTATCATATACTATTTTAAGTATTTCTCTAGTGAAACTATCTTTTTTACCTTCAATTATTAATTCTTTAATATCTTTTTGAGAACCATAATAAGATTTCCAATCACTTTCTTTTTGAGTTATTTTATATAAAGATTTTCTACCTCTACCAGTTTGAAGTTCTAATTCAGCTTTAGTAAGTTTTTTCTTATGATTATGATAAAGTACCTTTTTACCTATATATTTTTTGCCAGTCTCGTGGTATGTTACTTTATATATAAACCCAAAAGTGCCTTCAGGAAATTGTGATATGTCTTTAATTTCTTCTCCATTATATAACCAATTCATCTGTCTAGATTTATTAAAATTGTTGTATCTGTTGTTTGTGAAGTTGGAAGAGGTTGAGCTAGTTTAGCTACCGCTAACAATTCTTGATTTTCATTATAAAGACCTATTGTAGTAACATAAGGTGAAAAATCTGATCCTGTCACAAAGTCTTTATATAATTCAGTAGAACCACTCTGGAGTAGGCTGGGGTTAAGAGAGTAGTTATATTCGTTAGCTCTTATAGTACATTTATATTGGGTTTCATAGATTGTGTATGAAGATTCCCATTGGGGTGAGTTAAAGCTGTAATTTCCATTATAAATTATAAGGCCTGCTTGGTAAATAATATTACCAATTTTATCTCCAGAAGATGATTCTATTAGATTTCCCTGCCCATCATCATATAATGCTTCAGTACCGCTTTCTGAGAAAGATCCTGGTTTTATGTAATCTCCAAATTTTTTTGATGGGATAGATAATACTTTGCAAGGACTATTAAGAGGATTTCTAGTATCAGTGAGGGACTGGATATTATTATTATAATTTGTTGTATAGAAGGGTCCAGTTATAGTTCCATCAGGATTAAAACTTGCTGTAGCAGCATTTGATACTTGTCCTCCACTCCCCGAAGTATAATTTGAATAAAATAGGTGTTTAATTGAAGAATATACTAATTCAAAGCTTCCAGTTCCTTCCAATCCTCCAGTAATAGGGTATGGGGAGTTAGCCCCAGATACACTAAAAATATCTCCACTATTATAAGTAGGAATATTTCCTAAGTAGGAGAATTGTTTATGAACTGTAAA